GATAAAGAAGAATTTACATCTGTTAATCCAGGGAGAGCTAGATCTACTATAGCAGTTTCAATAGTATCTCCACTAGTAAACTCCCCTATTCCAGAAGGAGTTCCATTACCATCATATTCTAACTTAAGGGGTTTAATATCTGCCATGATACTTTATTATAGTTATCTTCCACCCGTTAAAGTCTGACCATCTGCCATATCTGTACTTGCTGAAAAAGCTTCAGTAGATTCACTTTTAAAGGCAACGCGAATATACTTCTTAAATGTGGCATTATTGTTAACAAGCTCTACTAACTGAGCAATAACAGTAGAAGGTGGGGTAGCATCTTCTTGAGTAACAGTATTTAATCTAGTACCATCAGGAGCCCAAAGTCTAAATCTATATTTGGTAGCATTTATCTTATAAAGATTAGCTACATATCCATTACCCCGTCTCCCAGGCCCAACAGATCTAACAGATACACATCTCGCAGAACTATCCGAAAATACAGTCTTAGCGTAAGTTCTACCACCTACTGTAGCTACTGTAGTCTTAGTAGGTCTCAAATTATTCAAGGTCGTAAACGCCCTAAACATTATTAAGTTCCAAGATTTAGGTTAGCTAGAGAATCATCTGCCCTAGGATTAGCCAGAACAACTGCCCCATAAGTTACAGCAAATCCTGTCAATTGATCTGCACTTTGAGAAATTATAATATGAGAGATAGTATCGTAATTATTTAAAGAGAATACCACTGAGCCGCCCAGAGTGTTACCTACTAAGCCTGTTACACCACTAGTGCTTTCAATGCCTGGAAGAGAGGATGCATTATTATTTTCATCTGTAGGTGATAAAGATACATTATTAAGACCGCTAGGAGTTACATGAAAGTAAGTGTCAGCCTCACCCCCACTTACAGAAGTGACCGTAACATAATTACATTTTACAATATTCCCAGAGGTGTCATGAAGGTCTACCGTTACGGCTGCCCCATTACTCATAGCAACTAACTTAGTATACGGTCTATAACATTCTCTCATGATTAATTACCTTTTTGCCCCTCGTCATCACTATCAACTCCTACACCATTTACAACATCAGAAAGCTGTTTAATGGATTTCATTATTTCTTCATCCGACATAATAGGATCTGACTCGTCCTCTACTTCTTCTTCTTGAACGTCTCCAGAGTCCTCTTTGTCTTCTTTACCATCATCCTCTTCTTCTTTTTCTTTGGTGTCTTTTTTTGGTTTGTCATCAGGTTCATCGTTTGAGGTAGGATCCTCTGCTTGAAGGACTGGAGTAGAATCCTCATCACCCTCATCGTCTTCACTTATAATACTTTTAACTAAAACTTCTGATTTTTCAAAAGCTTTGGTAACTTCACTAAACGAAAAACTTTCCATTAAGGGAAGATTCTCTTGAGAATAATCAGCATGTTGGAATATCTGCTGAATTATATTATTTATATCTATACCCTGAATCCCATTTTTTGATTTAAGAGTAGTTGAAAATTCAGATAACACTTGTTTAAGAACACTATTCTTAGGGACAATCCTGGAAATAGCTTCAAAAAGAACTACTTGAGTATTAATGAGACTCTTAAAGGAGTAAGACTCTTTAAGATATTGAAGATTTACTCCATACTGCTCACTAAGAAGGTGTGTAAGTTGCTCTCTAGCTGGCTTCTTCATCTCAAATAAGGTACTAGCATATGATCTAAGCTCTTTTTCAGAAATATGATCAGTAGAGTGACCTAAGTTTCGGGACAGAGTTTCAAAAATCTTTTTCTTAGAAAGAAGTGAGATGTAGGGAAGTTCTTTGATAGCGTTCGTAAGAGACTGCTCAACTTCCGAATCTTCCGCAAATATCTTACTAGCTAACTCATCAATCACAGGCTCGTTAGCCCAAACTAAATCAAAAGAGTTCTTAGCCTCTAAAAGCTCCTTCTTAACCAACTCCTGCTTACAAATCATTTCGTAGATAGATTTTTTAGAATTATCAACAAATTCAAATCGTCCAGTAGAAGCTAAATCATCCATATTTACTAAAGGAATATTAAAAGCATTTGAAACTGCCTCCGATAACTTTAAGGAATTAAGGATTTCTGGAACTTGAGAACTGATTTGCTCCTTATTCTCAGCTAAGAAACTCACCAACTCAGGGATAATCTCTGTGAATCTAGTAAACTCCTCACTTTCTACTATATTTTGAGTCTTATCGAATATTTTAGTCTTAGTATCTAACTTTTCAGCTATAGTATTATAATGAGTTCTAGAGGTTAAGATATCAACAACATCAGAAAAGGTAGAACCTGCTTCCGTATAATCGTCATGGTAAAGACTCTCTAAAAATAAAGAGACTTGCTTTTGGACACCCTTATCAAATCTCTTATCATTAGTAAATATCTCGGAATCTTGAATCTCAATATTTTCAAGAATATAAGAATTATTTTTAATTAAATAATTCCCTGAAATTATTTTCTTATTTTCTGTTAGATAAGTAACCTTATCTTCCACCCCATCTACAGAGAACAACTGAACATTTTCTCTAATGGAGTGGCCTAAATAGTCCCCTAACTGTATTAAATTAGAGATTTTCTTATTTCTTGACTCAAATATTTTTAGCATGTATATAGACTCCAACCCCTACAGGGGTTCTTTATTATATAGGATTCTTTTTTTACCTAATTTTATATATTTTCTATTTTTAATGCATCTATAGACTCTACAAGACGCATTTGTTTGCTATTTTTTCCATATTTTTTAGATATGAAAGACTTTACTAGCTCTGTATCCTCTGCGGTAGCTTTGGTTGCATTCGGTTCCGCTGGAGGCAGTGGGGCTTCCCCTGCTGGACCAACTTCCTTATTACCAGCAACAGGTCCACCACTGGGGCCAGCCTCAGGGGCAGTCCCAAGGACATTCATTTCCTTTTGCTGCTGCTCCAATTGATCATCCTTCTCATCTTTCAATTGCTGTTTGGTGACTTCAATCTCCTGATCTGTCATATCATAAAGATCTTTGTAGATAGTATCAGTTGGAAACAATCCAGTCCCCACCACAGCCTGTACCACCCTAGCTTTAGACTCATCTAACTCTAATTTCCTCTTAGTAAATATATCAGAGGGATCAGGCATTGTTATAGTTAATTCATTGATTAATACTTGGGGAAACTTTTTAAGCTTTAAATGTCTCTTAGCGATAGCCTCCAGACCGAGGTTGATGCACTCTTGAACTCTAACTATAGTTCTAGCAAACTTAACATCTAACTGGGCTAAATTAGCTTTCCTTTCGGGAGACTTATCAAACTCAACAATATAATCCTTAGGAATCTTCATAGTAGCAAGTAATTTATCTCTGAAATACTTAACATCATCAACCTCACCAAGGTTCTGTCCACCAGGAAGTGTTTCGATCTTTGTACCAGCCCCACCCCTCACAGGAACAAAATAGTCCTCATCAGCAGCTAAGGGGTTGTACCTAGCATCCACTTTACCATTAGCGTAGAACTTCTCTTTCTTATACCTTTGCTTAACATCCTCAATAAAAGCTTCTGCTTTTGAAGTAGGAAGTTGACCAACATCAATATAGAATATACGCCTTTCTGGGGCTCTAGCTAATCTGTAAACTAGCATAGCATCTTCCATTAATTTTAGTGATCTAAAAATACTTACAGCACCAGCAGCAACCGATTTTCCGTAGGGATAGTATTTAGGATCAGAGGTATGCATTCTAAAATGAACTATCTGATTTCTATCTAATTCGATATATTTCTGATTACGCTCAAAGGGGTCTGGGGCAGAGTCCCAAGCACTCTTGTCTGGAATTTCCTGAAGAAATCTCTCCAGATAACCGTAAGAATTTTCTACTCGTATAATATAATTAGGATTTAGAACCTTTAATCTTCTCAATCCATGATCTGAGTTATTGATATCAGCTATAAGTTCAATAAAACAATCCCCGTACTTAACAGCATTCCTAACAACATCCCATAGAATCTTCTTTAACTTAACTTTTGTAAATAATTTATTTATCTCATCTACTACTAAAGTACTCTGAGAATCTACAACCCATCGTCTATTTTTGGTATCCCTCTGAGTGGAATCATCAGCATAAATATCAAATGCTGCTGTTATCTCAGGATAATCATCCATTCTCTCATACTCAGAATATCTCTTCTTTCTATTAATTTCAACTTCAGGAAGATAAGGTAGCTTCTGGTGATTAGTAGTCATCCGTGCTGGACGATGAGCCTGTTCTGGGTTGATGATCGTATCACCAGCAAGATCCTCGCCATCCTTTAAATACGGGATTGCTGGGGTAGCAAAGAATTTAGCAAAAAATCTACCCACCCTTCCCCTAGGGTAGGCATAAGCAGATCCAGACCCTGGCCCACCAAAAGTTACATATCCAGGACCAGAGTTTTCATTAAGTTTATTTTCTTTTATTTCATCAACCATGTTATATCCTCTTCTACATTACCACCGAAACTTTTAAGATTTCTAAGTCTTGCAGGGGCTAAAAGCTTCTCTGTTGGTGTTTTGCCGTTCTCGTCAATAAAATTAACAGGAATACTCTCTAAATATGTAGTCATCCCAAAAGCACAAAGAGCTAAACTAGTTACCAAATCATCATGTTTAGATCGTTCAGCCTGAGCCTTCCCAGCTAAAGAAACTATAAATGTGTTTAATTCAGATACAGTCCTTTTGGAGTTAATTTTAATCTTATTTAACCGCAAACACTCTTCCATCATAGCTAACATACTGTCCCTATTTTTAGTAGTTACTTGAATTCCTATATTTCTTTTCTCATCGAAATATAGGTTCTCGTACTCTAACCTTTCAAATAAGTGATCAATTAAATTATGCCCAATAGAATTTCTTTCTATGAATATTACAGCTAGATTATACTTCTGTCCTATCTGATTTAAAACTTCTGCTAACTCATTAATAGGGGTGGTATTTGAATAATACTCAGCTACCTGCTCCCCAGAGTAAGTATCGAATACATGAAAAGCTGAATAATCTCTTTCTCTACCCAAAGAAACATCCACCCCAATGAGATATTGTCTGGATGGGAGAGGATCTTCCCAGACATACATTCTATTATTAAATGTTCTATACAAAGGCTTTTTTACATTCCTATCCATATTTGATAGTATAGTACCTTCTATATAAGTCTCACCAGTACCAAGAAACTCACATTCATATTCCTGTAACCACTTCTTGTGACTCATATTAGAACGAGTAGTTTCTTCCCACTTATCAATACTAATAGGAGGATCTCTCCTTTCCATATCCTCATACAAATGCCCATACCCTTCTATACGAGTATATTCAGGATGATCTTGCCAATTAATTTGAATAGGGTTAAACGAGTTAGCTCCTTCCATAGCATTTAGCCAAGTATCATAATACCAGTTACCTACACCATTGACAGTAGAAAGGACAAAGGCTCTACCCCCAGTCGAGATGATAGGATAAACAGCAGCCCAAATAGAATCAATATGTTCAATAAACGCTGCCTCATCAATAAACAAGAATGACCCAGCAAGAGAACGACCAGACTGCTTACCAGAAGGACGAGATTTAATAATAGAACCCGTACTAAGTTTTAAGTTATGCATATTCTCTTGGAGGATAGTTGGCTTAAGGAACAAGGGAAGTTCGTCAAACATGATCTTAATCCTATCCAAAATCTCAGTAGATTCAGTGTCCCCAACAGACAAAAACACAATGGTTTTATGCTCCTGAAAGATACACATCCATAAAGCATACGCAGCAGAGATCGTAGTACACCCAGCTTGGCGAAACTTCCTGAGAATATTAAACCTATTATTCTCCAAACAACCCATAATCATTTTCTGGAATGGATATAATTTAAATGGTACTAACCCTCTAACAGGGTGGACAACCTTGATATAATTAGATATAAAGTATACGGGATCTAACTTACATCTCTTATACTCCTGCTTTAATTTAACTACTTCTCTTGAATCCATGAAGATATATGCTTTTATTTGTACTCGTAATGAGTCTCTACCTGATTATACACAAAAATTAGTCTCCTATTTATCTAGGTGCAAAATAGAGGTCAATCTTTTAGTTAATAAGAAAAGTATATTTAAGGCTTATTCTGAAGCTGTTAAAAATATTACTATCGAAGACAAAGATATAGTTATATTCTGTCATGATGATATTGAGATCATTATGGACCCACAACAGTTTATTAATGTTCTCGTAAATGCATCTAGGAAAAAGAAAGCAGGATTTTTTGGTCCTGCGGGAACAGAATATCTATCAACAGATGCTGTGTGGTGGGCAAGAAAACAATGGATGGAAGGAAAGTTAAAGGGATTTGTACTACATGGAAAAAATATTCAAGAGGCTAAATATACTTTTTATGGGGATCCTGGAAGAGTTGTCTGTTTAGATGGGTTATTCTTAGCTATAAGAGGTGAGGCTCTAAAATCAATTGATTTAACTAAACCTAAGTACTTCGAAGGACAGTGGGATTTCTATGATATTCACTACACCATACAAGCACATAAAAAAGGGCTCTATAATAGTGTTGAGCCTATCTTTATGATTCATCATTCTTTTGGAGAATTAGCAGGAAGAGATTCTTGGCATAAGAATAGATCTGAGTTCATAAAGCATACCTCCTTACCTATAGAAATTAAGTAATGGATACACTAGAAGAGAAATACTTAAAGCTACTTGCAGAGCATGAGAAGTTGGCTGATGAAGTTGAAAAAGGTAAACAAGATTCAATTAATTTACGCCACTGTGGTAACGCATATAATCAACTCTCTGAATCCAGATTCGAATTAATTAATACTATCAAAGATTTATATTCTTCTTGGTTCCCACCAAAAATAACCTCTTTCTTTTCTACTATGAAAGCATGGGCAAAGAATGGATTTAGAAAATCTGAGTATTCTAAGATAAGGTGGGATATATGTACTGATTGCCCTAATCTTAAAGATGAGAAATTATGCACCTTATGTGGATGCTACATGAAAAGAAAGGTAAATTTAGAAGGGGCTAAATGCCCTATCTCTAAGTGGTAGTTTATTCTGGAGACTTTTCCCTGTGTTGCTCAGTGCTAGATTTTCTAGGTTCTCCAGAGCCAATGGGTACAAGTCCCTGTAGCTGCAAATGAGCTTTACCAAACGTTGCGACTTTACCTCCCTGATACATCTGTCTAAGTATTGAGGCCTTGCGTCTATCGCCCACTCGTTGCCGTTTTTCCGTATCTCCCGATCTTCTCTCAGATATTAAAGCACCAATTCTATCGTAGACTGTATGAGAAGCTTCCATACCAACTTTCTTACCACCAATTACGGTTGGTGCTTTCTCTTGCCTATAGGTTCTTCGCTGAGTTAGAGTTGTTTGCCTACTCAAATCTCTGCTAAATTTAGCTGAGGCAAGATTAGCCGTTGGAGATCCTACTGGACCTGTAGGCTTAGTTGGACTTTGCTCATTAGTATATTTATTGTTTTCCACTTTTCTTAAACACCTATCATATCTTGATTTGGCCGCAGGAGACCATGTACTTCGTTTAGTTGTTCCAGCAGTATGAGCTATAGAGTCTGTGCAGATCCTATATTTTCTACTACTTCTTCTTGACATTTATTATTTAGATTCAGGCTTAGTTAGCTTTGTCTTAGGTCTGGGGTAAGTTCCTAAACTCTTTTTAGGTCCACCAAGGCCCCTTGGTCCTGCTATTTTTGTAGCAATTGCTTGCTCCTTTCCCGTATCATCTCCATCTTCACCTAAAAGACTTCCAATTCTGGCATAAACTGTGTGAGCTAATTCTGCTCTTCTTTTGCCGAGTAACTCTTGATACTGGCCTGATCTAGCTTCAGGACTTCCAGGAGCAGCTTTACCAGTATCATCCTTTACTCTCGCGTCCCGCTTTCTTAATCCCCTAGTAGCATGCCTGATAAACATCTTTCTGAATCCACCCTTTTTCTCATCAGGAGCATCTTTAAGCTTCGCTGCTGCCGCTTCTGCCTCCCTCTTTTTAGTCATAGCATTGGATAACTTCACACCATTTCCCGCCCCAGGCACTGATCCATCATACTTAGCAGCCGTAGCAGTATGTTTTGTTGCTGCCTTTTCCAGACGAGCCGCAGTAGCAGTCCTAGCTCTATCCCTCATCCCCTGGACCGCCCTTACTACATGACCACCGCCAACTCCCCTAAAAGTGGTTCCCCCAATAGTCCCGAGTGCCTTCAGACCAGCACCTCCAGCGGCCATCGCGTTAGCCCGTGCCAATTGCCCAAAAAGCTCCGCTATTTGAATACGCTGCTCTTCAGTTAAAAGATCAATTACCTCTTCATCTAGATATTCAAGCAAGTAATTATAAAGTTGTTCTTCCGTAAGAAGTTCAGCAGAATTACCCTCCATCAAATATTCGGTCACGCTTTCGTATTCATAGGTTTCATTCATGTGAATTACCTTTTTCCTCTTTTTATTATCGTTCTCTGCATTGGCGTTCCACCAGGACGATGGCGCGGAGCATCTAGAAGGGCTCTAGCAGAGGGTCTCCCCGAAGCCCGTGTACCACCTGGGAATCTTCTAGTCGCTGGATCTGATTCTTTTGGAACAAACCTTGTTCTTGTGGGTGCATGGGCTTTCATCACAGGTTTACCCGCAAGGTTTTTTCCTTTTCTAGCTACGGGTTTCCCCTTGCCTAACTCTGTTGTTGTACCTTGTACAGGACCTCTACTTGTAACCCTTCTGGTTGAAGGTTTTTTCTCAGGGGCAATTACATCAGCCGCTGCTTGTCTAGCTTTACTAATAAATCCTCTCGGGACAACGCTTGTAGTAGGTTCTCTATGCGGAGTAAACTTTTCCCCTCTAGCAAATTTAGCAACATTTTCAAGATCTTTAGTAGATGTTTTAGATTTAGCGGTTTTTCCGCTCTTAGTTGTGTGTTCCCCACCCCCTGCTACCACATCTTGAGCTTGAGCTAAACCATGTCGAGCATGGTGTCTACCTGCGGCAGCTATAGCTGTTCGAATGGGAGATCCACCACCAGGAGGGCCAGCAGTTGTAGACCCCCCAGGACCTCCACCCGCAGGGCCACAAGCTCCCCCTACACAAAGGGCACCTCCAGCCAAAGCAGTCCTTAACCTTCTACCCTCTTCAACAAAATCTAACCCTTCTTGTGTAATATAGTAATGCATATATGTATATAGTAAATTTTTAATCCCTAGTTAAAGTATTTCTACTTCTTTTTATTCCGTAGCTTCCACACCCTCTAACTCAAATATCCAATCAATTCCTTTCACAATCCCAATTCCAGCACCAGCAACAAGTCCAAGCAAAACTACAAGCTCTGCTAAACTCATCTTATACACTGAAAAGGGTGTTCTAAACCTGTCTTTAAAAAATATTGACCATATTGGATTCATTTCTTACTCCCTACAAGTTCCTCTTCTTTCCCTTGTCCATTTTCCACGATTCCCTTTAAAATCGTACTCAGATTCGTCACTACCAATGTGATTAAGCCCGCAACCACCGCTATGCTTTCTGAGGGAATGAATTTAATACTACCTATGAACGCAAGTACGAGAATTAATAAGTATAGCCCCGCAAATTTTGCGAGATGCTTAGAAGCAGTTTCCTTGGCACTTTCTTTAATT